TCTCAACGACTGCAATGGTAAGGACGATATTTTGTCCACTCTGAGCTTCCCGTTTATCTGTGGCCTCATAGGAGAAGTCCTTAATCTCTCCTTTCGTAACCTTCAGACGGTAGTCACCAGCCGGAGGGTTCAGGTAGTCGGGAGCTTCGGCAAAGTCATCAAGACTTTCGTCCATGTCCAGCATTTCGTTCAGGTCAAGAAGGGTGTTTTCGGTAGTCATGGTTTTAGTTCCTAGTAATTAAAGAGAGATTGTTGCTGGAAAGAAATGCTTCATGTGAAGTTCTGACTCTTTCTCAAGGCAGACTCCACTCCTACTTCTTGCTTGGACGTTAGGCTTGCCCAAGGTACTGCTAATTCCCGTGTGTTTGTTACCTCCTATTCTCAGGTTAATCACAGTTCCAAAGTAACCCCCAGCTTTAGGTGCAAAGGTAGTGGTTCCCAGCATTGGAAACTCTTTGGTCTTTACAATCTCCCTGTTTGGGGGTTTGCCTTGGAACGTATGAACGTAGAGGGTGTGGGCTGTCATGATCGTGTGCCCATACCTTCCGTTTTTTATTACCTGTAAGATTGGTTTAAGGAAGTTTAGTGCTGTTCCCCAATCCTGAATTTGCAGTATAGCATCATCCGTCTGACCTTTCAAGATGAAATTCACCACAGAATCAAAGAACTCTGATCCATTGTCAAAAACAACTACATCTCGTGGAGTAAGGCTGGTCATGTTGAAAGTTTGGAAACCCATCTTTGCCTTGCTACATGCTAGACAGTTCATCCTGGAGTGTTCCTCACACAGAGAAAGATCTGTGGTAGAGGAGTACATCTTCTGGATTGTATTTAGAACATAGGGATCCTTTCTCGTATCTCCCATTCGGAAGGGGATAATCTTTCGCATTTCCGCGTCGGACAGGTTCATATGGAACAGGGTTTCCATTGAGTTGTCCAGATCTAGCCAAAAGACCCTTTCTACCCAAGGAATCTGCGCCACTGTTGCTGCCATTCTGGACTTGCCTACCCCGGAATCTCCATACATTAGAATGCTTTGGTTCTTCGGGACTTCCTTATACTTCTTCGCTAGGGCTAGAAGGTCTATTGCCATTCTTCTCAATCTCCTGTTGTGCAAGCTTTGCGTAACCTTGAATGTCAATCCAGTGATCTGGGAAGTTAGGATCACCTGCAAAGATTCTTGCAATTTTCTGCGCGATGTTATCTAGGGCTTCTTGTTGAACAGATGTTAGGGCATCCCAGGTACTTTGCGCTCGGAAGTATACCCTCAAGGTCTGGGAGATAGAAGCTACATCTTTAAACTCCCCGTGAGTTCCCTGACGTTCTTCCAAGATGTCTTTCTTCTCCTCTTCAGCAGGGGCTTGAGATTTGCTGAACTGTTGTGTGCTCTCTGCAGTTTCTTCCGCTTTGGCAATCCCTGCCCAATAGCCTTGAGTAAATGACATTGCGTCTCCCTCGCAGTCCGAGAGGTTATAATGAAGATACGTTTCCTCGGGAATACCATTAAGGGGGTCGGCTCCTACTACTGTAGTGCGCAAGTGGTTCAAGAACTCTTCTTTTGTAGCTATTCTCATCTTAGCTTATCCTTTCCATGTGATCCTGGATTAGATCTTCCAGGTTAAAAACAAATTGATAATCAGTAGTATCTTCTTCTATCTTCTTCTCTTTGTCAAGAGCGTGAAGCCCGCAGGTTCCGAAGTGGAAACAAGGTTTGTTATACTTCAAGCAGGAAGATCCTCTTTGTGGGAAAATGCCCATAGCTCTCATCTTAGACAGTCTTTCGACATCCAACCCTAGGGTGATGAAGAAGTTTAAACGATCTTTCAGGTTCTTGGAGAAAGAAAGGGGGAGAATCTGAGGCTGGAATCCATTACCTGCCCCTACTCTTCCTACAAAATAATGTACATCATAGTTCTCATAGTCTTCCCCCAACACTCTATCCAGACATATACTATAGGCAATCAACTGCAACATATTCGCATAGACAGGTGAAAGGTCATGGATTGCCAGACCTGTGGTTTTTGCATCCCAGACCGCGTATTTCCCTGTGTATTTGTTTCTGATTGCTAGGTCCAAGTAACCTACGAAATAGAAAGTCTCGTCGATATTTACTCGAAATGACAACTGACTTGCAGGCTTGCCGTTAAAACTAGCTACTTCCCAATCTTCTAGAAAAGTATCCAAATAGGGGAAAGCAGTTTGAACCATGTTGATTGCTACTAAGTCTGTTTTCTTTACGGAGTCTGGAACCTCTACGTGCGTGACTACCCCATCCTCATTAGAGGTTACATCAGGGTAGGCTAGCCAGGTTTCCCATATTGCCTTGTCCTTGTCTTGATTTAGGATATAGGATACGCAACCTGCTTCAAAGGCGTGCCCGAAACTGAAACTATCATTTATGGTTCTCTCATTCTCCCTTTCTAAAAGACGATTGAGCTGAAACTTGCGCTCACAGGTGAGCATTTCTTCCAAGGCACTATGGGATAGTCGGATCATCTTCATTCTCCTTTCTCTAGAGTGACCTTGTTACAGAAGTAATCTCAGTTCTCGGGACTGACTCAGATTTTACAATTCCTACCTGCCTTAGTATCCTATAGACTCCTGGCTCCTTCTTGGCCAGACGTTCTGCCTCCTCATAAGCACTATCCATAGCAGACTTAGAATCCCTATCCTTCCAGATGTGTAAGTCTTGAGGAGCTTGGCCTCTGTCTTTGCCTACCATATAGCAACCACCTCGAGCATCCGTAGAGTATTCCTTCGGCAATCCCTCAAGGACTGCTTTCAAATGCCCGGTCTCTACTGCAACCTTCACGAACTCTGTAATCTCTAGGCTACTAATGCCATGAGTTACATTGAGTATAGGACGAGGGCCTGTCTTACCTGAATACCTAGGGTCATCCGTAGATTTCATAACTTTAATCATTTTATTTCTCCAGTATTTCATTTTCAGGAATTTCAATTGCAAGGGTTGCTTTGTAAAAGTACTTCTGCTTTCTCAGGTCAAACTTGGCCTCAAAGTTCGTCAGTTTCTTCAGCTTGTTCATATCCTCAGGAAGAATCCCATGCTTCATCATTGCAATTGCTGAGAGATAAGTAACAATCTGAAGGTTATGAGTCTTACTTAGAGGCCAGGATTCGTAAGGAATGTTGTTTATCAAGGGTTGCAAGGGTAGGAATTCTGCAGGAGTTAGGGTGATTTGGATTAGTTTAATCATCATCATCCTCCAGTGAGAGATTCAATGAGAGGGGTACTTTCTCTTTCCCCTTTCGTGTTGCAGGAGTTTTTGTCTTGGCTTCTACCGCCACTGTTACCATTCTTTTGATAGAAGCCACTGCCATTCCCAAATTTTTTGGAATTAGGAGGGAGCAAGCCGCTGGATTCTTCAGGAGTGTAACCCTTAGATCATCCATCTCTTCTTTCAAGTCTGTACCGGAAAGGTCGGAAAGCTGCTGGATTCTGGCTTGGATTTCGTGGGTTAGTTGCTTTTGTTGTTCAGTTATTTCCATCTTTGTTTTCCTCTTTTTCCGGTTCTTCAGCTAGCTGATCTGTTAGTCTGGCCAATCCTCTCTGGGCACCTTCCCAAGTCCTGTAGGATACTGCAAAGGAGTGACTTCCTTCAAGTAGAAGTTTAAAGAAATCTATGTTACCTGGGACAAGGTCAATATGAATAAGATTAACTGTAGTTTTTCTGATTAAACTCCCATCATCTAAGATAAGAAAATCTCTCAGCTTTGCTGTCTTTTCCATTTTCTAAAGTTCTCCATCAAAAAGAATTTCAACTTTTTCCTCTTCTTCATTATCGTGAAGGGGAATCATGTTGTCAGGATGGATTTTCTGAGCAAGTCCTAGTTTCTCCAGCTCTACTTCCAGTGCTGTGGCTGCGCGCTCTTTGCTTTCTGCACAGACTACTGCAGAAGTTCCGAGTTGAAGAACAAATCCCTTAAAGTTCGTACAGGTGTAATACATTTTCTTTCTCCTTTTCCTTATTCATCCGTTAGCGAGACTGCCTTGATAGGAATGATTCTCTTTACTCGTACAGAAGCAGGCTTGTGGATAGAAATGGTGAGATCTACCCATCCTTCCCCTTCCTCGGAATTTTCATCCACCTCAAATACAAGCTTCTCTTTCTCCATTTCTATTCCGTTGTCTGAAGCTTTCCTCATTAAACGGCTCTTGTGATTCTTCACTCCGGTTTTTACTTTCTGAATTTCAGAATGGGGAATGGTGATTTTCACGGGGGAGAGCAAGGCTTGCCCGTAAATATCTTCGAAGGTAATATCTTCTGTTCTTTCCCCCTCTTCATCTTGAAAAGATGGAAATTCCAAATCATCTTCAATTGTCAGAGTATGTTCTCTTGTTTTAATCTTGCAATAATGTCTAAAATCTCCCCATGAGATATTCCCATGAGGTAGGCTATATAGTTTGTTACCGGGTTTCCCTCATAGGGATGAATCTCCCTTCCAGCTACGCTGGCTCTATAGTGATGCTTATTACCTAGGAGCCAGGTAATTATGTAGCTAGGGAAGTCAAAATGGTCACTACTTGTGGAGGGAAAGGGATTCTTGGAGCAAAGGATTATGCAGGCTGCTTTCTCACACATTGTTCCTCCAATGATTATAGGCTATTAGGGGAGTGGCTCCTTTCCCTATAATAGCATGCCTGAGTAGGGAACTTAACGTATATGCGCCATTAGTTGCTCTCACAAGGGGATATCTACAGCTGTAGGTTCCTTCCTTGACGGAAATATGTGGCTTCAGTGCAACGTTATATTTTCTCACAGAATATCCCCTCCTGCATTAGTAAGTTAGCATTAAAGTACTCCACCTTTTCCCTGACGGAATTCCCTTTGATTCTCGGGTTGGAAATTGCCTTATCTACCATGAACATCTTTCCGATAATTACTACTTGTTCTCTTGCCCTTGTCACTGCGGTATAAAGAAGTTCCCGGAATGCCATAAGACTATGATCCTTATGAAGAAGCAAGAACACCCTTCTCCATTCACATCCTTGGCTTTTATGGACTGTCAGAGCATAGGCAAGGGAAAAGCTGGATTCTGACAAGTCACCCACTTTGGAAAGCTTGATTTCCTCTTCGGTATCTGTCAGGACAATTGTTACCACGGCAGAAGCCTGTCTGGAGAGTTCCTTGACATCCTCCTTATCCAGCTCTTCCAGATTAATGTTAAAGGAGGCTAGGCCATTATCCTCTTCATCTTGGGCTTCTAGGGAATTGGCACCAGCAAGATAATGGCCAAAGCGAGAGAGATGCTTTGAATGATGTTTCGGTTTCGGACTGCCGCTGTAGAAGCCGTTATGGGCTATCTCTTTGATGACTCCGATTTGCTTGTTGTACATAATTTTGTCACCAACTGCTACGTAGAGCTTTCTGACTCCTGCGATTACTTCCCAGACATCCGCATCTGGATTAATTAGAGATGCAAGACAGGAATTTACGTGAATTGACCCCAAAGGCTGAACATTGAAGGGTGTCAAGAAGATATCCTGTTCAGGATCATACTTTCCTTGCTTGAGCCAGACTGCTACTTGATTCATGACTACCTGGCACTGCTTCCTTTGTACGTATTGAACGTCACTCTTTCCTTCTAGAACCTGAAAATCCACATCCGTCTTTACGCTTTCCCCTTTAAGGATTCTATGTGCATTGTCTAGGATGGAAGAATCCCCTGCTTGCCTGTAGATTGTTTTCAGCTCGATGATAGGAAGCTGAACCAGGGCATAGTTTAGGATGGAAGGACCAAAGACTGGGGGAAGCTGGTTAATATCACCGATGAAAATGCACTGAGTTCCGGCTTGCATTGCATCGTAGATTTTCCCCCAGATTAGCAGGTCATTCATTGATGCCTCTTCGAACATTATTGTCTTTGTTGTAAGAGGATTGCTTCTGGTTCTCTTTGGGACGAAACGCATACTTTCCTTGTCTTTCTCTGCATCGAAGAAAAACTCGGGGTAGTATTCGCGAAGATTGTGATTAGTTGTTACGTTGTAAAAACATCTTTCAGCC